ATTCGACAATACCTTGAAGCTTTTGAATTTTGGCAATATGGGAAGCGAAATATTCAAGAGATGGTATGTTGATGGTCGCCTGTTTTATCACATCATAATTGATGAAGCAAACACCGCAAAAGGTATTCAGGAAATACGGTATGTTGATCCTAGACGCATACGAAAAATCCGTGAGATACAGAAGACCAAAGATACCAAAACTGGAATGGATATCATCAGGGAGACCAAGGAATACTATCTCTATAATGAGAGAGGTATCATTGGTGCTCACTCAAATCTAGGCGCAAAGATTGCGGTTGACTCGGTTGTAAACGTCAACTCAGGACTAATGGACGCCAAAAGGGCAATGGTCCTGTCATATCTACATAAGGCAATCAAACCTCTGAATAACCTAAGAATGATGGAAGACGCGACAGTTATCTATCGTCTAAGCAGAGCACCAGAACGACGTATTTTCTATATTGACGTCGGTAATATGTCAACAATCAAGACAGACCAATATCTAAAAAACATCATGACAATGTATAGAAATAAGTTGGTCTATGACAGCACAACCGGCGAGATACGCGACGACCGCAAGCATCTGTCAATGCTTGAAGACTTTTGGTTGCCAAGACGTGAAGGCGGTAAGGCCACAGAAATTCAAACTCTTCCTGGTGGTCAGAACCTAGGTGAGATGGAAGACGTAAAGTATTTTGAAAAGAAACTGTATAAGTCACTAGGTGTTCCTATTGGAAGATTGGAACCACAAGAAGGATTCTCGCTAGGTAGATCAACAGAAGTAACCCGCGATGAATTGAAATTTACCAAATTCATACAGCATCTAAGAAGCAAGTTCTCTGCACTATTTGATGATATCATGAGAGTGCAGCTAATTCTGAAAAGAATATGTACGGAAGAAGAATGGAAAGAGTTCAAGGAAGACATTTGGTATGACTATAAGAAGGACAACAACTTCAATGAGCTCAAGGAATCAGAACTTCTAATCAACAGAATTTCCCTACTACAAATGGTTGACCCATATGTAGGACGATACTATTCTATGGAATGGGTTCGTAAGAACATATTGAAGCAAACTGAAGATGAGATCGAAGAAATCAACGGACAGATTGAGGCTGAAACAGAGGCGTTCGCCGAGCAGGGTCTTGGTCCTAATGGTCTACCGATGGCTCTACCACCACCTGATCCTAATGCGTCTCAGCCTGGCCAGATAACACAGGATGCAAATGGAATGCCAATAGGACCAGATGGACAACCAATGCAACCTCCACCATCTAGATTCGAAGCACAACCATTTGAATTGGAGGCTGCCTAATGAATGTTATTCCACTAAAAGAAAACCTTGATTTACTCAGAAAGGATCCAACAACCCAGGCCGCAGCACAGGCCAAGAAAATGGGTCTTGTCTATGTTGGATTTGGTAGATATGAGGATCCAAAGACGAATCAGATTACCCATGTTGTTTTGAATGATAGGCTGGTTCCTTATAAGAGAGCAGCAAAAACAAATCAGTTCAAGGAACGTGGCACCAATGATATGAGGGTGTATACAAATTCACAAGCACCCCTGACACAACAAATACATGAGAAATTGCGCAAACATTACTCACCCGAAAAGTATAAAGATGAGGAATTGGATGCCATTCACACATATACTAATTTAGGTTATCTTGATATAAACGAAAGATTATCTCAGGTACCTTCATCGGTCCCAGCAAGTAAGATTGAGCCAATGCACTTGGATGATCCTATGCCCGATGTCATCAAGAATTTGGATTCGGCATTGAATAAGTCCAGGTCACCCATAAACCATATGGTTTATACCACATTAAGTCCTGATATTGATATTTCGGCGTTTAAACCAGGATCAGCATTTAGTTTTAGAGGATACAGGGATTGTTCCATAAATATGGAAACAGTGCTTCCTGTAGAGGCAGCTGACCCCAATGTGAGACAATCAGTGATTGTATTACAAATAGAGGTCAAAAAGAACGTAAAAGGAATGTACATTGCTGATTATTCAGCAATACCAGAAGACGGTGAGTTTCTATTTCCAAGAGGCACCAAGATTGAAATAGTTGATGGACCAAACAAGATCGTGGGAAGTGATCAATTAACTGGTGCGCTAAATATGGAAATATTGTATTTCAGCTGTATAGCCAAAAACTAAGAGGTATAAATGTCAACCAAGAAAATCATCGAATCGTCAATAAAAAAGAACCTAATTGACATGAAAGAGCAGACACAAAAAATAATGGCTGAGAAGTGTGCTGCCGTATTGGCCGAGAAAAAAGAAACCATGGCATCTAAGTTGTTCAAGTAATAATGAAGAAGGTCAAGGATATACTTGAAAACTATAGTGTTAGGAATTGTAAAACTCAGATAGATTCTGATAGGATGTCCCTATTGTGTGAAGCAGGTCTATTTGATGAAAATACTTTACGTATGGCAAAAAGAGCCTATGAAAAGTCCCCTAGCAACATGACAATGGCAGAGAAGACTGCCATATTGGAAGTTACTGATGCACTCTTGGCCGCACTAGTGGTTGAAAAGAAAGATCATTTGGCTGCTTTTGATAAAAAGGCAAGCAAAGCAGTATCAGAAAAGGATATGCCAACCGTTATAATATTGAAGAGGAAGGCAATACGTGTATTCCCCGACAACCAAAAAATTGGATTGTATTATTCTCAGGCACTGGATAAATACGTATCAATACCTTTTGGCCCAGAGGATAAGCACTCAGGAACGCATCTGAATGAGGCCTTGGGGTATAAAAGACCAGACAAAAAAACCCGTCGCGGTAAAAAAATAATCAATTACAGAAATAATATTACGCCAATGTATTATGGTCGAGAAGGCAACTATGACTCAGAAATGATCAAAGCTGCCAAAACACCAATGTTGCGTACAAAGAAAAGAACACCAGAACAAATAAGTGCATTTAGAAGAATTGTTAGAGCTGAAGTTGTTAAGGGCAATATTGCTGGAGCACTAGGTCTTCAAATAGCACATTGGGCAACATCAGCAATTAATGCCGTAAAACGAAATTTCGGAAGAAAAACACCAAAATTATCTAGGCGCATACCTGCGCCAGCAGAGACTCATAGTGATGTCAATACACAACAAGAACCACCGCCAACAATACCAGGTTTGGATGGTAAACCGAAAACAAAAATAGGAGGAGCTCGTCCAATGGCCACAAATAGGCCCGTGCCGGCATTAAGAATGAAAGAGTCTTTCTTTAACAATTTGAATTTGATTAGGGAACAGGTTCTTAAGCAAAACCCAGATACATTTAAAGGACCAGAAGGTGGTGGTCCTAATAAACCAGACCCAGGCCCTCTTTCGGCGCTAGGTGTTGTGGGCGGCGCTGTTGTTGGAGGTGCGTTAAGAGCGGGCGGGATAGTAGCAAGCAGAGTATTGGGAAGAACAGCAAGCAGTGCGCCTAATGTATTGAGTACAGGAGCAACTCCGGCGGCCGAAGCAGCAAGAAGAATTACCTCCAGACAGGCAGCCAACGTGCGATTGCAAAGGATTAAATCCAGCCGAACCACAAGTGGTCGCGGGCCAGGAGTAGCTACTGGTGCCGCAGGCGGATTGGCCGCTGGTGGTGCTTTAGATAATATAACAGGAGGCGGAAAAGGAGAAAATCTATTAATACCTACCGGTGGACACTCAGGAACGTTTACACCAGGTGGAAGCTCTGTTGCTGATCAAATTGCAGGAAGAAGAACTCCAGTGGCTCTTGTGCCAAAATCTTATGGTGGTGGTGTTAATGCTCTTGGTGGGCCAATAGGATTTAACGAATCGGTTATATCTCAGGCCAAAGCACTATTGTCAGAAGGTAAAGACGTAAAGGTCATTACCATCAAAGAAAACACAATCAATCTGCACAAAAATGTGGCCAAAAAACTGATAAAGGTATATGAATCACTAAATAATACTAATAGAAAGAAATTCGAAAAAATGCTGAATGAGGACGCGGTATCGTTCAAAAAGGCATTACAATTTGCGTTGAGGAACTAAATGGCTAATCTAATCAGAGAACAAAGACTTGTTGACAATAACAAGAGGGCGTTACTGAAATACGTCTATATTTCAGATTCAACAGCGCAAGCTAATGCTACTCTTGTTGACGTATCGACACTATCCAAGGCACTAAATGCTAACGGATATATAATGTCTTCCAATACGGATCCTAAGGGATTGTACAGAACTAAGATCAAGAGAATTTTTGGACAAGCAAAGTTGTCTGGTTATATCAAACTACAATGGCAAAGTCCAACAAACACTGAGATTGTTACCATCTCAACAGGATCGTTTGATTATGACTTTGAGAGCATGGGTGATGGAGCAGTTATTGCGAATCCAGACGCATCATCTAATGGTGACATACTGTTTTCTAATGCAAGTGCGGCCTCAGGAGATGTAGTAACACTATTCATCGATCTAAGAAAAGATAATGGTGATTATGACGCAGGACAAACAGCTGACCCAGCGGCCTTCAATAGAGGCACAGCAGCAGGATTCTAATAATGTTGATAGAACACATCATTAACAAAGACATGATTAAGGCAAAAGAAGTACTCCGGGAGAAAATGAGTACTTTGACTGCCAAACTTATGCTGGAAATGAAGAAGGAAATTGCAGCTAGATTATCAGAAGGAAAAGTTGTAGACATTCACACTAAAGTGCATGTTGGTCG